AGGCGGAAATCAAGAAGAAATAATAAGAACTTCAAAACAAATAATTAATAATTGTATTGTATCAGAAAAGATTGATGCTGACCAATTACCATTATTTGATTTGCAAATGGCATTATTAAATATAAGATCAAAATCTGTTGGAGATTCTATTGAAATACAAGCAAAACATCCAGAAGAAACAAATAGTAATGGAGAATCTTGTGATGCTTCAACAAAAATAAAAATAAATTTAGCTGATATAAACCTTACTACAAATGAAGATCATTCAAAACTTATTAAATTAACAGACAGGATTACGGTTGAAATGAAGTATCCAACAATGGATATTTACAGTAATCTAGCAAAACTAGAAAATGCAGAAGATGCTTCGGCTGTAGAAGAATTATTTGATATTGTTATGTGTTGCATTGATAACATATATTCTGATGATGAAATATTTACTGCAAGTGAACACAGTAAAGAAGAAATGAATGAATTTATTAGTAGCTTAACAAGTGATCAATTTGAAAAACTTAAGGTGTTTTTTAGTACAATGCCTGCAATATTATATGATATAGAATTTACATGTTCGAAATGTAACTGTCATGAAAAACAAACTTTAAATGGAATTGGTGATTTTTTTTTATAATTTGTAGTCATAATACTTTAGCAAACTATTATCAACTAACGTTTCAATTGATGCAACATCATAAATATAGTTTAACAGAAGTAGAAAATTTAATACCTTTTGAAAGAGATATCTACGTAGAAATGTTAATTGCTCACGTAGAAGAAGAAAATAGAAAACTTAAAGAACAACAAAGAAAGTCTTAATGGCACGTAAACCTCATAATTATGCACATTTTCAAAATCTTGTTAATGAACTTAAAGAACAAAACGCAGGAAATACTGCTAGCCTTCAGCAACATCTAGAAATACAAACAGATGTATTACAAAGCATGAAAGGTTTCATGCTAAAGGGGTTACAAGCAGATGCAGATGAATTAAGAAAAGACAGAGAAAAGGAACTTGAAAGTGGAAAAAAGGGGAAAGGACTTACTGGTAAATCTAAATTAGATTTACCAAGATTCTCAGGAAAAGGGTTCATGGGAATGTTGGGAAATTTCTTATCTACTGCACTCTTAGGAATTCCTGGGGGATTAAGAAAATTCTTACCACGAAGTTTGGGTATGGCATTGCTACCCAAATTAGCAAGAGGCATTGCTTTACTGGTTGCAGGACCAGCATTAGTTGAAGCATTAAAAGCGGGCTTTGATCAAGACACTTTTAGTGGTGGAGTTACAGCATTTATAGATTCATATTTTTCTCCAAGAGGCGGGCCTTATAAATCACTTGCTGAAGCCGCAATGGGAACTGCAGGAAAAGGTGCCTTAATTGGTTTTGCTTTAGGTGGGCCAAAAGGAGCAATAATGGCTGGAATACTTTCAGGAGCATTAGGTGGACTAAATCACATATTTCAACAAGGCTCGGGCAAAATGGACTCCAAAGGAGTAATGGATAAAATGAAGGAGTTTTTGCTAGAAAATGTAGGAATTATTGCTGGGGCAACAGGAGGTTATATAGGCATGAAAGCATTAATGCCTCTTGGGCCTGCCGCAATGATAGCTGGAGGAATTGTTGGGGCAGGTATTGGAATGTTAGGAGCTGGTGCTTTTAGAGAAATGATGAAATTAGAAGAAGGAGGAGAAAAAGACCTTGGTGTAGCATTCAGACAAGGACTAAAAAATTATTATATGAAAATTGATTGGGGTAGCGGTGCTGGAGCCGCTGGTGCAGGAGCAGTATTTTTTGCCGCCCTTGGAGCAAAGGCGGGTCCTCATGGAATGCTTGCTGGTGCATTACTTGGAGCAGGTGTTGGACTCTTAGCTGGACCAATTTTGTCAGAAGCACTAAGAATCGATCAAAAAGAAGGTAAAGGAATGGCAGACGCCATGAAAAAGGCTACATGGAACTATATTAAAAAACAAGCAAAAAATCGATATGTCACAAGCGCATTAGCGGGTGCAACAGCAGGAGGAATTCTTGGATCTGTAGGAACGTTACCTGGAATGGTTGCTGGTGCTATAATAGGTGCTATTTTTGGAATTATAGTACAATGGTTGACAGATACAATTGGTACATTCGCTGGAGAACAATTTGCTAAAGCATTTGGAGTTGAAGAAGTTCTTTCTGAAGAAGAAAAAAAGTATAGAGAAGCAAAAGAAAAATATGGACGAAGAGGCACTTTTACTGATAAACTTTTAACTGCAAAAAGTAAGTCATCATTCACAGGTAGACAGATAGCAGGAATCAAACAAGGAGTTAATGATCCTTTCACAGTAATGCAAAAATTAAAAGAAGAATATCTAAAAATAACTGGAACACCTTGGTTAACTGGAGACTTTGATTTACCTGCGGCACAAAAGGCCGCTATTGCAGTTAAATCTGTAGGTGAAAAAAGGGGTGATTGGAATAGAGTAAATGAAGAAGCAATGGCTATAAAATTAATGCAAATGAGAGATAGAACAGTGGAGGGACGAGCATACGAAGCCCGCAATCAACCTACATCCACAGCGGTGCTAAATGATTCCACCGTTATCAACAATACAACTTCGATGTCTCCACAACAAGATTATGTCACTTTTGAGGAAGGATTAATAGAGAGAATAAATTAGGAGGCGTGCCGCTGGAACGACACTCCAGGCCCCCTAATTAAAGTGAGTACTAAGCACCCTTAGATTAGTTATCTTCTGCTAATTTAGCAAAATAAGACATATCCTCATCATCTTCAGAAGATGTTTTCTCTTCTGAAACATCTTCAGCAGTTTTAGGTTTAGTAGTAGGTCGAGAAACAGGCTCAGTAATAGGAGGAGTTTCTACTGCAAGAACAGAATCCAATCTTGCTTTCAATTCATCATAAGACTTAAATTGATCATCACCAGTAAATTCTGTAAGAGCATACTGTGAATTCCAAATTTTTTCAAGCTCGGTTTCATCTTCTACAAGTTGTGCGGGTTTATCAAATTCACTCTTATCGTAATTTTGATAACCTTCAACTTTGCGGATCTTCAATTTGAAATTCGCACCTTCCCAAAGATCAAAGGGATTTACAGGAGTTTCATCTTCAAATTCGGGATTCATCAAATCATTGACTTTATCGAAAATCTTTTTTCCAAATTTGTATAGAAAAACTTTTCCTTCGTTCTGAGGATTCTTTGAATCAGAAACAATATAAATGTTACTGATATAAGTTAGACGGCGTTTTTGCTTACGAGCAATCTCTTTGTTCGCCTCGATTCCAGAATTCCAGAGTTGAGAATTATATTCTGAAACAGGATCTTTCTTACCAAGAGTTGTCAAAGAATTTTCAATGTACCAAAGACCTGTTGGTCCTTGAAAACCATGATTGAAAACTCTCGCCCATGGGATATCTTCTCCATCTACTGGAGGAAGAAATCGAATAACAGCATATCCATTTCCAGACTTATCTATTTCTGGCTTCCAAAATCGATCATCGATATAACTCTTCGATTCAGAAGGAGTATCAATCTTCTCAATTTCTTTGTGAAGATTTTGCATAAAGGATTTGCGGGATTTTTTTAGTGCAGATAGTTGTGCCATGTTAACCTTTCATATTCGTTATATTCGTTGTATTAATTGTATCTCGTAGTATGTTACGAAATTTCGTCTTATCCACCTCCAAAAATGGAGTATACTTCAAAACTTTATCTCTAAACTGAGGCCAGACAAAAGTTTCTTTTATCTTTTTATCCCAATCAGGAATAAAGTTAAGAATCATATTAAGTATGGAAAAAGTCTCCATACAAATATATTTAGCAATCGTTTGTTTTAGTAATACAGGATGTTGTCCACTTTCAACTTTAAACCAATTTTCAAAATCTTCTTTATTCAACAATTTTTCAATGTCATTACTAAAAATATAACTCATGCTTTGTATTCTTTTCTGCCATTCTTTATATTTCATTTCTGCTTGTGAATCAAGTGCATCACCTATCCACAAATTTTCATTCTCAATAAAGTTAGCAACAAAGAATTTCGATATCTCATCATCTTTATAGCTTTTTGACAATCTTACAAAAAAGAATTGATCATTACGTTTTTTAAAAGCATCTAATGAGATTTTTCTTTTCTTATGCTTAAAGTAATCATACTTATTAGCATGAAAATGAGTCTTGATTGAAACGTATTCTTTATAACAATCAAACGGATCCATTTTTATCATAGTCCTGGTATTGTAGCAGATTTTGGGAGAAAATGCAAGGCTGTAACCTCTTCTCTTAACTTAGCTTTCAAATTTCCTTGAACAAGTTTTCCAACTGTTTCTGGTTCCATTTTTGTATCTTCACAATAATAAGATATTGCATCCAAATAAGACATTTTTTTAGTAGTAACAATATCTTCTATAATAATTGCAAAATCTTGAGGTTTTATTGATTTAATCATTTTTGTCTGTTAATTTTATTACACCTTCAATAGCATCATAAACTTCTTCTGGTGTGATATTTTTAGTACATTCAAACATTCTATCAGTATTTTTGTGGTCTGGACACCACAACCAATCACTAGGATCAAATTTATGTCGATTATAACAACTATTACAAACAGTATCATCGTGAAGTCTAATACATTTTGAAGAGAATTCTGATTCAGGATTACTAAATCCTGATATCATTATTACATATTTATTTAAAGCCCACGCCAACCATGATAAACCAGAACCCAATCCAATAAAAAATTCAGCACCATTTAAAGTAGCTATTGTTTGATCTATAGTACGTTCATGTCTACCTATCGCATTTTTTGGAACTATATTAAAATATTCTCCTTGTCCAAAAGAGGGAAATTTATCTATACATACTACATTATAACCCCTTTTGGATAAAAAGTCAACCACCTTGTCCCATCCTTCTGGATAATTCCAATATTTTGCTTGAGCAGTTGATTGCATGCCAATACACACATAAGGCTTTGGTCGTCCTGTAACATAATTTGTTTCTAATTCATTTATTAACTCGGGATCTATTTCTTCTCTAACTTTTATGTTGCATCTTGTTTCTTTAAAATTTTTAATACCAAGAATTCCTGCACATAAATTCTGTAAAGAAACAACTTTCATATCTACTGGAGACTGTGGACTTTCTTCAAAAAACCCTATTCGATAAGAAGATACAAAATTCTCAAACCCAGATTCGGGAACTATAAAGGTTATTTCTGGATATGATTCAGATACTAGGTCGTTCCAAAATGTACTACAATACATTTTGCAATTATGTTTTTTACGAAATTCTTCAACAACTGGTAACCAAGCCAAAGTATCACCCAACGCCACTGAATCAAACCAAACAAAAATATTTTTATTTGTAAAATCCTGTTCATATTCAAATTCTATTTCTTCTGTTTCAACATTTATTGCTTCAACTCTCCAATTCACATAGTAATCAATACCACAAGCAACCCATCCTCCAACAGAAACTTCATTTGAATAATGAGTCATATTCGTATCTCGATCAATAAAATTAATTCTATAATCTGTGGGAATATTTCCTCTAATAGACAAATAAGGATTTTTTTGCATATTCAAATCAAAAACATTTTTTCCTTCTATATTTGTATTTTGATATGCAAATAATAATCTATCTTTCATATCAAAAGGCTTGGTATATTTTAATTCTTTAGCCTCATAATAATATTTTTCCAATTCATCAAAAATATTTTCCCAATCTCTTTCTCTTGCAAACTCTCTCGCTTTCTTTGAGTATTCATCATAATCATCTAAAATAATTTTAACCTTATTAACAATATCAGCAACATTTCTTGTACATAATTCAAATCCTTTCAAAGAAAATTTATCTTGCATTGTTCCAACTACAGGAAGTCCACACGCCATTGCTTCTAATACTGCAAGACACGGTTGACCAGTTTCTAAGGATGCTGGATGAATCATTATATGATGTTCGTTTAATATATTTCTTAATTCATTCTTTTCTACATTACCAGTAAGATTTATATCAATATGTTCTTTGCATTCTTCTACAATATCATAAAAAGTTTTATTATATACTGCATGTATTGAATCGGGTCCAACAATTGTTATAGGAAGTCCTAATTTTTTTGCCGCCCGAACTGCTAAATGAAACCCCTTTCTATCATCTCCTCCTCCTACACAAATCAATCGTATCTCTTTTTTATTTTCATTTGGATAGAAAAAATTTGTATCTACACCATGATGTAATCTTCTTAATTTTTCTGGATATAGAAAAAAATCTATCATATCTTCAGATGGAATCAAACTAAATAAAGAATTTTTTATGGTTTCATTATTAGTCATATAAAAATGAGAATTTTTTCCATGTATTTTTACAAAAGCATCATGCATTGTAAAAATATAAGGTATGCATCTATCTCTTAATAAATTCCAAAAACCACCAGTATGATTATGAAACACATCATATTTTTCTAAATCATTTTGTGTTATATCATCTAACCATTTCAAACTTACTTCATGTCCTCTTTTTTTTGCTACTCTAATATATTGATATATGACTTCTTCTAATCCACCATATCCTTTTGGAGGAATATCAAGACCACAACCAACATGTACTTGCATTATTTTTAACTTCTTTTCGTTTTTTTCTTCTCTATTAGGAACATATTCACTACGTGCAGACAAAACAATTTCTGGTAGATCACGTATTCGTTGAAAATTTGCAATAAAATGTATTCGATTATCTTGTGCATACCAAAAAACATTTTGATTCTCTGATAGAATAACTTCTTTTATATTTTCAATATTGTCAGATTGATTACGATTATTTTGATGCAAATGCACATTATCTGAAAAAAAACTTACTTCAAAATTCTTTGTGGGGAGTTTAGATATAACTGTTTTTATTGTGTCCGGAGTATCTTCTAAATTTATTTTAATAAAATAATAAGAAATATCTTCTATATGCTTATCAAAAACGATATCATGATCAAAAAATAATTTTTTTGCTTTTATTATTTGTTCTTCATTATAGTCAAAATTTAAAAAACTTACAATTTTTCTCTCTGTTTCATAATTTAATTTGCTCAAATAGGTGGACTCTGCTAAATCATAGATATCATCAAAATATTTAATATTTCTAGGATATTCTAAAATAAAATTTTTTCTATCTTTTTTTTCATTTATAACTAATTGTGCTTCTCCACGAGGATTCCAATTTCTAAAATTTTCACATTCTCCATGTTCTCTCGCAAGATATGTTGTTCTAGGTATTGTTAACCATTTTCCATATCTTTCTAAATGCAAAAGCCATTGACCATCATTTGATAAACAAGCATCACCATCTTCGTGTTCTGGAAAACGTAATGTTGGTATGTTTTTAAAGATTCTTAAATATCCAAAAATATTTGATCGTTGGGGCCATAACTTTTCAAATCCTTCCAAAAAAGAATCATTGTCCCTTGTCATGTATACATTGTCTTTAAATTTATCAAAAAGATTAGTTGAATTTTGAGGCAAGACATCAAAATATTTGTTCGCATTAAAATGAAGTAAGACGGCTTCGGGAAATAAATTAAAATAATAAATTATTTTTTCAAACGTTCTAGGTAAAATCGCATCATCAGCATCTAAATGACATACAATTTCACCAACAGCATGAATTTGTGGATTCCACCAGATTTCTTTTTTATGCTTGGGTTCTACTATTCTTATCCTTGAATCTTTTCTTTTTAATTTTTCGATTAATATACGTGTATCATCAGTAGAAAAATCATCAGCAAGGATCCATTCCCAATGATCATAATTTTGATAAAAAACAGAATTCGCTAACTCTTCCAAATAAGACTCAGCATTGTAACAAGAAGTTACAAGAGACAATTTAAAACGTTTCATGATTTATCTCTTCTTCTGTTAATAAAGTAGTACCATCTTTAAAAGATTTATCTAGATATGACTCACCCGAACATTGAATTGAAATAGGAGATTTAACTATGCCGCATTTCTTATCTGGAAAAATATTATTATTCAACCACAGATCATATGTGTCCCATTTTGTATCTTTTAATTTTTTTCTAAAATACGATTTTCTCTTTTTGTCTGTGGGCAGTAAATAACAATGTGCTTCAGACATCCTATTCGTTACACCAAAGTATTCATAATCTTCATGTTCCCAATCAGGAATTCTTTTTCCAAAAGACATATAATACAAATCATATTGATTCATATCATCTAATCTATCCATAATTGATCTATAAACTACATGAACAGGTTTTATAAAAATAGCATCACATTCACAAAATAAAATCGCATCAAAATTATCATTTAAATGTTTGTTTATAGCATCTTTATGAGCAGAATAATTACCATAATGTGCAGGAGTTAGTTTATATTCTCCTGGCTCAATTTGTACATCATCTGGTCTAGCACATGTATCTTTTGGTGGCAAATCTTTATATAAGGGGTTTATCAATTGTTCATATTTCCAACCAGAAAATTCAGATAATTTTTTAAGATGTCTTATTGATTCTTTTTCTCTTTCTCCATCTGGATCAACAAGCATATGAACTATTTTTATTTTTGGTATTCTTACTGCCCACAAATTTCCCAACTCTCCTTGATTTTGTTTTATTTCTTTATCAGCAAGAACATGATAACCTAAATCTTCTAATCTTTTTATAAAACGCTCCGCCTCTTCTTTCATATTGTTAGCACCAAATGGATGTGCTTCCATAGAAATTTTTCTTATTTTATATTTAAAGATATCATCAGAAATTGCTGGTAATAAATCCCATTCTGCTCCCTCACAATCCATTTTTAATGCATCTATTCTATCAATACTATTGTTTTTCATAAATTTTTCAAGAGTAACACAATCAACATGTTCTATTTTTCTCACACCTTGATTTTCAGGATTATTATCACTATTATTAAAATTATCATAAAAAGAATTACATGAACTAGAACCAATCTGAATAAAGTTTCGACTTGTATTACTAGATGAAATTGCTAAATTGTGTTTTGAAACATTAGGATAATCTGCTAAATTTTTACATAAAACATCAAAGGTTGTTTTTGTGGGTTCAATAGTATAGATACGAGAAGCTCCCTTATTTAAGGCATACATAGTAAAAAATCCATAATGACCTCCAATATCAATTACAGTATCTCCTTCTATTAAATTTAATTTATCATAATAATCTAATATTAAAGTTTCATAAAGAGTATACCAAGAAGAAGGATCATCTGGTATCCCATGAAGTTTTTTTGTTTTACCAAGAACTTTAATATCTTTTACAGTTTTAAGTGGAAAGGATCTTTCAAATAAAAGATGATGATTATCTAGTAAATCTTCTTCACTTATATTAGAAAAATAATCTTTAGGAGCATCAAATATCTTTACTGTAAGTCCATTTATAACATCTGCACCACAATATGGCTGGGCCCACATTGCACTTGTCATAATACATGATCTATAACATAATAATTCAGTATCTATTTCATATATACACAATAATTTTTCATGAAAACAATCATAAAAATTCAAAAACTGTAAATTTATTCTTGTTTGTTCTTCAGGATTAGTTCCACCCATTGAACAATGTAAAATGTCATCAGTAACATCTAATATTCTACATATCTTAATTGCATTAATATTAATATCATCGGAAAGCCAAGTAACCTTATCATTATATTTGTCAAGATAAGAATCTAATTTATGTGCTAAAACAGGTATTTTCCAAGATAGTGCTTCTTTTAATACTAATGGATTTGTTTCTTTGTCAAAACTACTTCCTTTAGATGTAAACAAAAATAAATCCATACAAGAATAAAATTTATCTACATCTTCTCGTTCTCCCCAAACTGTACAATTATCAGGTAAATCATTTGTTAATGGGTCCCAATATTCTTTAAAGTTTTCTGCAAGATTTCCTACAAAATGAAAGTGAACTTTAGGTAAAAGTTTGGCATATTCAATAATTTCTGCTTGATTTTTTCTTGATGTCCATAATCCAACATTTAATACATGTTTCAAACCAGGATCAACTCCCAATTCTCTTAAAGCAACATCTCTTTGTTTGTCTTTTGTTTTTTTATCAACAGGATATTCTATTACACAAGCGGGAACATCTATTTTTCTAAAATTTATTAATTGATTATCGCTACAAAATAAAAATTTATCTGGTAAAAATCTTTTATTATCAGGATCAAATGAAGAGTCATGAGAGGTTTCAAAAATCAAATAATTTCTAACCGTTTTATAGATTTTTTTTGCTATTTCATCATCCATAAAGAACTCAGGCATTTCTTCAAAATGAACAATGTGAGGTTTTATTTCATCTAAATACTTCAGTATAACAGTTTTGTCTTCGGGCAAAGTTATTAAACGGTCATTTAAAATGTTCAATATTTTATCTTTTTGAACTCTATAAATACCATAATCATTATATTCAATAACATAAATATCATTATCATCATGCAATAATTCAATTTTTTTAAGAAGGTGTTGGGGAAGACCGCCTGTAGATAAATGTGGGGCAATATATAATATTCTCATAAGCATTTCATTTGATGGCTAAATAAATATATATAAATAAAAATATACACAATTATATAGTTTACACTATTTTGAAACTCTTGTCAATGGATTAAATATGGCAGTACAAAGACCACTATATTGGGATTCAGGTAATGCTGATCTTAGAATGTTTACCGATACAAACTTAGAAGTATTAAGTTATTTTTTAAGAAAAAGGTATGCGGCTCTTCTAGATGCAGGTACTGATTATGCAGGTGAAGTAAAAACTTCACAACCCACTCATTTTATATCAATAGGAACCGCTGATAATACACATAGACTTCAAGGAACTGGTACTGAACCGGACGATAGTGATAATACAGGAGGAGCAGAACCCGACACAGTCTTTGGTACT